TCGTAATTAATATATACTTTCTCTAACAGAAGTCAATATTAAGTATTTGAAACAACTTTAGTTGAATCACCTGCTCCATTCCATTCTTCACTTGTGCCTATAGTAGAAGGTGGTCCACCTCCTGAAAATAAACCTGAAGTATCAGCCACTCCATTACTTGCACCACCACCCCTTAGATTAGTTAATTGATTTGGGTTTACAGTAAAACAAGTTCCATCATAGGTCTCTGTGCTATTCGGTGCTAACGGTGCACTTGGTGGTTGACCCCCTCCACATTTAACACCAGCTGTTTGAGTTCCAAATCCTCCTCCATATTGACCTTTGGAATTAACAGGATTAGTACTTGACCAAGTAGTGTCATTCCATTCATACGCTGTCGTAGGTTGAGTAGGTGAACCATAACCGGAAAATCCAACAGCAGCAGCCCCCGTTCCAAATCCAGAAGGACTGTAAGCTGATGTTTCCGGCACATTAGGTGCATTTGTCCAAGATGTTCCGTTATATGTTGCAGACATATTACTTTCTGCTCCAGGGCTAAGAAAACCTTGCCAGTAAATAGCATCATTTAGCGATCCAGTTGCACCACCTGTATAAATAGCAGTGGGAAAACCTCCGCCTGATGTCCAAGAACTTCCATCCCATTCTTCTGTAGCACTTGCATAAGGATATCCATTAACTTGAGCGGCAGCTGATGAGGTATCTCCCCACCATGATCTTTGAGTAACTCCAGATCCTGGACTTGATTTAGTAGTCCATGATGTTCCATCGTACTGTTCGACTGCGGTAGGATTAGTTCCTCCAATTAAACCATCATCTTTACTTGCACCAGCTCCACCATAAAAACCACCTCTAGCGGTATTTAAAGAAGCACCGGATGACCAAGCTCCATTAGTGTTAAACCCTAATACTTTTAATTCTTTAGACGTGCTATTATACCAGACCTCTCCTCTTATTGGATTACTAGGATCCGCAGATCTTATTGGTATGTTGTTTCCGTGTATAGTTTTATATGTTGACATAATTTTTTAACTCGTTGTAATTGTTTTTGTTGTCGGACTTGCCGCTGTAAATTCATGTGTTGCTGGTGTATACGGACTTTGTCCCTGACAATTTAAAGCAACACCAACAGTGCTACCACCAGAAAAACTAGAGTGGTTTGCTGCAGGGAAAGTTGTGCCTGTTGTCCAAGATGATCCATCCCAATTATTTCCTACTGCAGTTGTAGTTGGTTGAGCACCGTTCCAAACATAAGCATCCGATGCTGTTCCTGCACTACTTGAACTAGCAACACTTAAAGGATAAACTGTTAGAGTTGTAAAAGTGGATCCGTTGTAACCAACGTGATTATTTTTTGTAGGATTATATCCTCCCAGATAATTAGTAGCGTTGTGAGTTGAACCATAATGAGTTCCAGTGTAAGATGGGAAAGGGTTAGTTGCAGGTTCAGTCGACCAAGATGTTCCATTATAATATAATACATCACTAACTACATTGTTTGATGGGCCTCCCCATCCTGAAATAATAAGACCATCATTAATTGTTCCTGCTCCATTGTACATGTATGTTCGTACAGATGGGAGACTACCGCCAGATGACCAAGAAGAACCATCATATTCAATCGTAGTTGTTTTTGCACCACTACCATCATTTCCTCCAGCTCCAACAGCCGCTGTCTGAGTTCCAAAACTAGCAGGGGTAGTAGCAGCATAAGGTGTGTTCGGTAAATTAGTCCACGCGGTACCATTATAAGATACAGTGTATCCGGGATTTGTATCTGCTCCAGGTTGAGCACCGTTCCAAACTAAAAAAGCATCTTTAGTCCCTTGAGTGGTCATTCCTCCCGAAGACATGGTTCTACCTATGGCTCCACCAGTAGTCCAAGCAGCAGATTGAAATCCTTGAAACTTACCGACGCTAGAAGAATTGTTATACCATACCTGTCCCTCCACCACGTTAGATGGATCTGATGAAAGGTATTGTACCTTCTGTCCAAATATGTCGTAATAAGTTGCCACTTATTATTCCTCCAATGTTATATCTACAGGTCTATCGCCTATTCTACCAATTTTTTGTTCAGCTGTTTCGCCTTCTATATTATCGTCATCCCAGATATTTTGTGCAGTTTGTACCTCTGCATCAACAATCGCTTGTGCTTCAGATAAAGTTTTGTGAGAGCCATTTACTCCAGCTACCCATCTGTTAGCATCTTGATTGTGAGCAGGAATTCTCCACACATCACCGGGAAAACCTCTGAGCGCAAGTTTTGTAGAATCATTTGCTGTAATGAAACCTTTACCCCAGTTTTCAGCTACGCAGTATTGATATGTTTTATGTGCCATAGTTTATCCTCCTTAATCTTTAAGTTATTGTAACCGTTTGTGTTCCTACTGCAGCGCCTGACCATAATTCAGTTGCTTCAGTATTTTGATCTCCTCCACTATTATCGTAGCCTCCAGCACAAAATGCGTTAGCTCCAGTTCCACTACCACAGGCCTGAGCTCTTTGTGTATTTAAATTAGCAATAACAGTCCAACACGTACCATCCCACTGTTCGTTAGGAGTTACTGAAGGCCAGCTATTAGCAGCTGATAAAGCACTAGTTGAAGATGACATAGTACCAGTAGTCATTGGTGAAACTGCATTATTCATCGAATTAACTGCTGTCCAAGCACTTCCGTTCCAATCAAGAGTAGTAGCCGTGGCAGAGTTTGAAGGCGGTACTTGACCACCATAAGCAAGAAATAAATCTTGTGTAGTGCCACCTCCACCATGTTGTTGTCTCGTTGTTGGCATCGCAGTAGTAGCAGCCATGCTAGTTCCATCATAATTATACGATTGATTTAAAACTGTAGGTGGATCTCCAGTAGATCCCCCAGAAATAAAACCAGCTGTTTGAGTTCCGGTTCCTCTTGCAGATCTTGTTGGTTGAGCTAAAGTTCCTGGTGAAGTTGTCCAATTAGTGCCATCATATTCATTAATAGTATTATAAAGAGTTGAAGGGCCTTGTTGACCTCCAGCAAAAACAGCAGCTGTTTGTGTCCCAAAACCAACTCTTCCGTATCCACTTACTGGACTTCCATTACCTGTGGCCCAATTAGTTCCATCCCATTCATTTGTTTGATTAATGTGAGCTGTAGAACTAACACCACCGTTTACTACTGCTGAAGTATAGCTTCCTGTTGATTGAAAATTTCTAAGAGGAGTTCCCGCCATATTGTTTCCAGTTGTCCATGCTCCTGGATTAAGGGCTATTAATTTTAAAGCATTGTTACCGCTATCATACCAGATCTGACCTTCAATCGTACCTGTAGCACTTGGCAGAGACTGGACAGCCTCTCCGAAAATTTCTCTATACTCAGCCATTATTTAACCTTTAACAACCAACCTTGTGTTCCGTCTGTATACACTAAAGTATTAGCTGCTCTTTCTGTGGACACAGTTAAATCTGCTGCTGCCCCTTGTATTTTTTCTGAATTTCTTCCAACTGTTAAATTATTAGTGTCAAAAGTTCCTGCGTAATCTATAAATGAAACCTCATCACCTATGCTTGGTGAGGATGGTAGAGTCATAGTTATTGCACCACTTGTAGAGTTTACAAAATATCCTTCGCCTGCAGCTGCAGTAAAGTTACTTGTTTTAACTGCCTGCCATGAAGTACCACCTGATACTTCAGCAAAAGATAATTGACCAACACCTGTTGCACCTGAACCAGATACTGAATCTACTTTTAAAAATCTATCTGCTGTAACATTTCCTGTTGGAAATTTTAGTGTGTAGCTCTGACCAGAGCTATGTGGGGGTGATTGCAATTTAATTCCATGAGAATTAGCTTCACAATTAAGTTGAACAGTTCCTGGATTTGTTGCACCAAGAACCTCTAAAAATCCTGTTCCCTTTGGTCCAACTCTTAAAGTTACATTTGAATCACCACCAGTTGCTGTAATTGATGGTGGATTTCCTGTTGAAGCATTTGTTATGTCTATCTGGTTTACTGCAGATGAAGTTGTTTGAAATATTATCTGTTCGTTTCCATTCTCATCATTAATTCCATGCGCATCGTCAAATGCAATATTAAAATCATTTGTATCTAGATCGCCACCTAATTGCGGTGATGTATCATCCACAAGGTCTCCACCAGTCTGAATCTCAATCATCTTAGGGTTTGTTGTATCCGGGTTACCAGATGCAAAGATTATCTTAGTGGTTTTAGTTGTAGCTGAAAAAGTAAAACTATCTCCAGATCCTGTGGCGTATTTAAATTGTACGGTGTAAGCACCTGATGTTGAATTTTTTAAAATGTAAAAGTTTTGAACGTCATTTGGGATTGTAACGATTTGATTACCTGTGATTGTACCAGTGAATTCTATCATTCTGTGTGCAAGTTCTGCACCTGTGCCACCATCTGTAACTGCTAAAGCAGTTGTCTGTGCGCCACCAGCTATAGATTTTTGTATAAATCCACCAGCTATCTGTTCGATAAGTTCTAGATTGGTATTAGTTTTTGTTCCCCATGTACCGGCGTTTTCACCAGTTGCTTGAAGTTCAACACCTAAAGGTGTAAATGTTGATGCCATAAATTATCTCCTATGCAGCGTCACTATAACTTGTATTTGATCCAGTTGCAACATCCGAATATGTATCATTCGATCCAGTTGAGACATCACTATAAGATGTATTTGAACCAGTGTCAACATCTCCATAAGCAAATATATTAACTGATCCAATGCTAAATGTTGCTGATTGACCAGTTAATCCAACCTGAATATCTGCCAAAGATATACTACCGATACTAAAAGAAGCAGATACTCCGGATATACCAAGAGACATATCATTAGGATCTAACGCCCCAACACTAGCTGTTACAGACTGACCTGTGGGTTGAGCTACAGCTCCACCCAGACCAACGATGGATCCTTGTTGAGTCTCTATTGATAGACCAGATAATATTGCCGTATCATTTGGTGCAACAGCAGTTCCTAAAGCTGATGATATAGAGAAACCAGGTAGATCTGCTTGGTTACTAGAGAAAGCGATTGCAGTTCCTAGAGATGCACTGAAAGATACTCCAGAAGGTAATACAGTATCGTTTGGTGCAATAGCAGTTCCCTGACTTAGAGTAGAACTCAAACCATCAAAACCTACAACCTGATCAGCAACAGAAACAGATCCTATTGAAAAGGATGCAGATACACCTGACATCGATACATTAGCATCTGATTCAACTGATAATGACCCAACACTAAATGATGCAGAAATACCTGACGGTTCTACAACTGCAGAACCTATTCCTGATAAGGAACCAACGTTAGATGAAAACTCTACACCACTTATATCGAAGTTTGGACTTAAACCAATTGTAATTGCAAACTCACCCCAAGCACCCTGACCGTAAGCATTATTACCCCAGCCTTCTATACCCATGCTAGAGGTTATTTCTTGACCTGTTAGTGAAACTGTTACGTCGTTAAGATCTCCCCAAGACTGATCGTTCCAAGCCTTGGCTCCCCAACCTGCTCCAAACTTTTCATTTTCATTCCAATAAGCTTGGCCCCAGGTAAATCGACCCCATCCTGAAGATACCGACATGGTCGGCCTCCTATGCTAATCTGATTATTGCGCTACTTGAATTTGCTGTTGGGAACTCAATCTTAAAAGTTCCGTTACTAGCTGTCTTATCGCCACCGAATGCAATCGCACAAACAGCATCAGTTGTTCCTGATCCACCGTCTGTTGTTGTGTTGTATATCAGTGCTCCATTTGCAGTAAAAGAAGCAGATGAAAAAGTTACATCAGAAAAATCTGTAAATGCAGTTGTTGAAGTTAATGAAACCCCTGAGTTTGTAAGAGTAGCCCCACCTGCAGTATATGCAGATCCGGATGTATTTGTGACTTCTTCTGATGTTGAATAGTCTGTTGTAGAAGCACCTAAAGTAGCATCACTATCAAACAATGCGATCTTAAAAGTGTGACCACCTGAAGATTCAAAACTGTGTTTACCCTGTAAAAGTTCCTGTTTGAAACTTGAACATATTGCCGATGATATTGCCATAATTTATCTCCTGTTATGGTGTCGGTGAAGGGACTTGAATACGGACTGTGCCGTCTGTGTAGTCATCCCTTTTACGTCTACCAAGTTGCTCTGCAGCAAACTTCTGTACTTCTTGTTTATACTTTTGTTCATATAATGTCAACATATCCATTGGACCTTTTAAAAAGCCGTATGCCTCCACTAAACATGCATATAATAACCCGTTTGGAAAATTAAGACTTATATAATTAGTGTCATTATTTTCTAAAAGATCGGGTGCTTTATCAAAATGAACTCTAAATCTATATGTGGTATTAGGAACTGGAGCAAAAGCTATACGTCCAGACGTAGTATCAGACTCTCCTGTAGCGCCACCAAACATAGCGTAATATTTGGGTTGACCTTGTGCTGCCGATGTTCCTGTAACATCTTGATATTCTTGTAAGTATGTATAGTCTTTTTTCTCTAACCACCTGTTAGCCCCTGTAGTAGCAGATCCAGCTGTATCATAAACCTGTATGCCTCTTATAAATACAGCTCCTGCAGGACAGTTAATAGACTCTTGCCCTGCAACTAGATTACCTAGTTGTTGTTTTCTATTTGCATCTATTGGAATATCTCTAAATATTTTATATTGTGCATTTAAAATAATATTTTCTAATACAGCATCTGTTAATACATTAGAGTCTGTTTCAGTATAACTTTTAATTTGTGTTTTTAATCCTGATGCGCTTAATCCTGCCATTATGCTGATAGTGTTACCGGACCAGCCGATATACTTCCTCCTCCTATATTACCAGTTGCTGTTGCTGTTCCAGCAGCTGTAAATGTATAATTATTAGCATCAACTTTAGTGATTGTAAATCCCGCAGATTTATTTATATCTGCGCTTGTTATACCTAAAGATCCCTCTCCGTTTCTAAATCTTACAGTATCACTCGTAGATCTACCATGATTTTCCTCAAATACATTTACGGTTGTAGATCCGTTTGTAGTAGATAAAGGGTTTAAAGTTAATACTCTTGCAACCGCAGGCTCAGTTCTTGCAGGTCTAGCATTTAATAAACCCTGTGCATCTGCAGAATAAGCTCTTGGTTCTAGTTGTGGATGCTTGCCTTCAAATTCTGATATATGCACTCTAGCACCATTCCACTCTATAACCATTTCAGAATATGGAAATTCCAATCCTGATCTGTCTGATATAAATTTTGCAAATTTTCCTGAAGATAATGCCACTATGCCTCCGGATAATAAACTTTAGGACTTATATAAGTGCTAGATGATGAGCCGTCCTCTGCTAAAGCTCTTTGTAATTCATCTTCATACAATAGTTTTAATTCTTGAACTCTTTGTGGTGCGTTTTTAATCGCAAGATAATAAGCTAATCCTGCACACATACATGGTACAAAACGATATGGCACGTCAGTTGCGTTTGTATAATCTCCCACATCTTGAATTCTTTTAACATAATAATAATTTATAAACTTACCTGCTTGATCTGAACCAGGTGTTAGATACAGAGTTATTGTAACCCTATCTATTAATCTTTGAACATAATATTGTGTAGGTTGACCTGTAGCTGTCTTATTAGATAATGCTTGATACTGTGATCTATTTATTTTTGTAAGAGGTGAATCAACATTATTGTTTCTAAAAGACGCTTCTAAAATATCATCAACTCCAAATACAGCTGTCGCGTCTGATGTACCATCGTCAGATGATCTGAACATAGTATAGACAGCCTGGTCTGCAACTAATGTGATATTGTTATTTGCTATCTCCCAATAATGAAGTCCTCTGTTTGCCCATTCTTGAAAAAGAATATTAAGAGATCTTCTTGCAGATTTAAGTTGATATCCAGAAACATTTTGCAGTCCGATACGCTCATAAGCCTCCTCTACTATCTCATCGATAGCAAAAGTTTTATCGAAAGTTGTTGTTCCCGAGGTAGTGTTAGCCATTTAACCTCCTACTTATCAATCAATAAAGTAGCTGCGTCTATGTTTGTAATTGTAGAAACTTTCATCCCACCTGGAAACAATATTCCATCTTCAGGAATGTTCATTGAAAAAACATCTCCATTAGGAACGTCAGCTTGAAACAAAGTTGAACTATCTGTGTTGTCTTGAAGAATTATAGTCCCTGCACCACCGCCATCAGAAGCAAGAATAATTCCTCTTAGTCTTGTTCTTCCTGCGAATACTGCTCCGGTAGCTGTAACTCTTACCGACTTTACATCACTTTTATACATAATATTTTATTCTCCATTAAATTAAGTATGGGCCCGGAGGCCCACACTAATTTGATTATTAACTTACTGCTGCACTAAATGGTGTAGCTAAGTTACCAGTACCACCAGTAACTACTGAAACTTTCCATTTACCTGAAGCAAGTACAGTACACTCAATTGTTGCATGAGTTACACCACCTGTTGTACTACCGTTTAAAGTAATAGTATCAGATGCTGCCGCTGTCATAAAGCCCTCCATGTTGTCACTTGAATCAGTGTCAACAATAGTAGCCATTCCAGTCATAACGTCTGTTGCATTTGCAACCTGGACAACTAAGTCTCCAGTTTTAGTGATAGAATTTACAATCGTAAATTTAGCACCAACGTTAGATAAGTTGTTTAGATCAGCGCCTGGTCCTGCAACTGCAGAATCAGAATTTGCATTTGTCGCTGGTAATGTGTAAGTCACTGCTCCTGCTGCATCGTTGTGCACAATTTTTCCCGAATGAGAAGCAACTGTTAACGAGATGCTAGAATCAGCGTCTACGACATTAGCTGGACCTGTAGTAATAAATCCTGCTTTGGATGTTACCGGTCCTTGGAACGTAGTGTTTGCCATAGTATTATCCTCCTAGTTACGTTTATGTAGTCTCTAGGCCGTCGACTATACGCGTCTACATAAACTTATTTGTATAGTTAGTTTTTTATATACTAGATTTTATTAGAGCGCAAGAGAGCCTGTGATGTGGATTGGTTTTTTCCAACGATGTAGCTTTTTACTAAGTAGCTACAGAAACTTGAGGAGCCGCAGCGTCTATTTTATTCTGTGCATCAGCTTTTTCTGCTTCTGCAAGTTTGATCTGGCTAATTACTTCTCTGACCTTTCGATCAATCTTAACCATATCGAGAGTGTATCTACCCTC